TGACTCCAGTTTCTTTGTCTGTGTTAACATAGGTTATGCTCCTTATGTTATCTGTCATTTCCTTTTGTTGTTTTCTAGTCATCTTTGAATTTTTAAGCATTTCTAAAAAGACGTCTGATTGGTCTAAAGCAAAGTCACTACTTCTTTCTGCCATCACCACAGGCATACCTACAGGCTTACCACCCATCATATCTATAGTTTCCAATGTTTTTTGTTTGCCAGACATAGCACTAAGTGCTGAAGCAAATCCTCTATCATCCATGAACTGTATACCACCTGCAGTGTCCACTGGGTTTTCAAATTTCTGACCACCCACACCTAATATCCTAGCATCTTTAATCGACCTATCGACTACGAATGGTACAATTGTTTTACCTTGCAATACTGATGCGTCTTTAACAAGCGTAGGTAGATTTCCAAAGGATGTAACCTCTGCATCTACGCTAAACCCCTCAGTAGGTCTTTTTGCCAAAGCTGAGTAACCTTGATCGAATGTAGGTACTCTATCTATTTTTCTTGTTATTAATGATGGGTCTACACCATAGCTTGGATGATACAGATCAATTGCTCTAAATTTGTTTTCAAAAACATTCTTTAAGTCATCACCAGTAATATTATACTTAGGTAAAGCACCATATTCTTTGATAATGTCTTTTTCTTTGGTTAGCCCAGAAAGTGCCCCTAACTCATTGTCTGACAATACGTTTTCAAAGTTCTTAGTCAAAAACTCTTTTAGGAACTTAAGTTTAGCCATTTAAGCCTTCTTTGTTTTCTTCTTGCCCTTTTTAATTTTAGCAAAGTCAGCACCAGTAATCTTAGTTCTAGGCTTGGCTACTCTAGCTAGAGCTTTTTGTTTTTTTGAGTATTTAGAGAAAGGCATAACTACATACCAATCTTAGGTGAGCCATGACCAAGTATCTCATCCATGACACCTCTCATATCGCCACTATCTACTTTCATGACTTTGACCTTAACGTCTCCATCCATTTCTTCGTAGTCTTCTTCTTCCTCTTCTTCGTCTGGGAGCATCATGCCTTGATAACATAGCAATAGAAAGTTAACTAACTGATCATCAGATAACTCTAAGCCAGGTGCATCGTGAGCAAAACCCATCTTCTCCATGAAAAGTTCTGCATTTTCTTCCATGTTTTCTATGTTGATATCAGCCATATTTCTCTCCTTTGAGTTGCTTAATATTAGATATTATACCAAGTGCGTAACATACGCCTTCGCCTACTTTACTTATAACCTTAACTATTTTGTTACTCTTGCCATATCTACCTTTAGATAAATCGTAAGCCATTTGTTTTGCCCAAGCTAAAGCTAATGGTTTGACAATTTTGTACACTATTCCTTTATTTCTCATTTTTGTAGCTACATATTTTCCCCATACACAATAACCTTTATAGACATTTGGGTCTACACGTTTTCCATATATCTGATCATATTTGTAGATATATTTTTTCATGTCACCCATTTCATAAAGTGCTGTGCATATGTATGTGCCACCTCCACCTCCGCCACCTGAACCTTGTGCATCATCAGAATAACTTGTTCCAGTGGGTCCGCTTGTTGCTGTGTCTTGTCCAGCAGTTGCTGAACTAGATGATGTGCCACCCATGCCCTCAACCCCTGATGCAGAGCCACCAATTCCTGTAGACGCTCCTGTGCTGTTAGGGTCATTTTTATCAATGCCTGGGTTTACTTGGTAGCCTGTTATGCCACTATAACTAGCACCTTTGCCACCACCAAGTCCTGTTACGCCTTTGCCAATTCCTTGACCAATCGCTTCTGCCTGTGCAGTTGTGTATGTATTTGGCGTTAAACTAAACCCAAATTGATCTACGCCCTTAGATGGAGCTTCCATAGCGTTAACTGTTCCTGTAGTTGGTGTGCTTTTCCCAAACCCAGCTAGACCTTGTATTGAAACAGTGTTTGGTGTGTATCCAAATGCTGGATTTAATCCAACTTCATAAGAGGTTAATTTACCATGTTGCATTCCAAAGTTTTGTGCTTCTCTTTGTGACACTTTTCCATCTTTGTTAGTGTCAGCCATACTTCTAGCAGTATCCATAGCTGGGTTTGTAACCATACCAGTTACTGTATCTACAAAACCTCTATTCTGACCAAGTGCAGATTGAGCTGCTTTTTCTGCACTATATCTTCCATATGCATCTAATGCTGTGTTGGCTATACCTACTGGGGTTGTAGATAAACCTAAAAGTCCTAGACCATATCCAACTGCATTACTTTTAGAAACCCCTAACCCACCTAATGAAGTAACTGGGTTAGACATTTCAAAACCTTTTGAAAGGCTTCCAAACTGATCTTCAGTTAAACTGCCTATAGCTCCATATTGGTCGCCCCTAGCCATTTATCTGACCATGCCTTCTGCAAAAGGATCGATACCTCTTCTTAACAAGTCCATCTGCTCTCTAGACATACCACTCATATCTGGTCTTGGTGGTGGTGCTGAAGGTAAAGCTCCCATTCCTGGTGATGACATTGGAGGTCTAGCCATTGGCATTTGCTGTTGCATTGGAGCTTGTTGTTGCATTGCAGACATTTCACCACCTCTAACTGCTGACTCTGGATCAATCATTCGACCAAACTCTTCTGGTCTAACTGTACCCATTGATTTTTCTCTTACTACTGCTTCGATAGCATCTACTTCATTTAGCCCCATGTCCATAAGCAAACGTACTTTGTCTATGTCTGTCATATCTGATTGAGGCATCATGTTATTCATTTGGCTCATCTCGCTTTCACGAACAACGCTTCTTGGGTCAAGCATTTGATTAACTTCCCCTTCTCTCATAACAGTTTCAGATGGTGGCATATTTACTGGGTTACCAGTTACTGAATCAATGTACTCACCCTGTGGGGTTATTACTATTGGCATCTTTCATTATCTCCTTTTGTAGCTCAACTTGGTTTTTTTCACGCTCCATCTGCAGTTCAAGTTCCAACTTGGCTACTTTTGCTTGTAAGTCTGCTTGTAGCTTGGCTTGCTCTATCTGCAAATCTTGTTTTGCTTCTGCTTCATTAATAGCTAGTTTCTGCTGTGCTTTAGCTTGGTCAGCTTGTATTTGCACCTCAGTTCTTGCTTTTAAGGCTTCTGCTTCTAATTTTGCTAGTTCTTGTGCGTATTGTAGTGGGTTTTGTTGTTGTTGCTGTTGTTGCTCCATCATTTTAGCTAGTGGTGCAATCGCTTGCATTTGAGGTGCTTTAGCTACAACTTCTGCTGCTCTTTCACTTATAAGCCTATCCATCTCTGGATTAATATCTTCGAACTTAAATTTAGGGTCACGAAGCTCAGGCAAGGTTGGTAATGAAACGCCAATACTTGCTTGCATTCTTTGTCTATATAACAACGCTATATGTTCAGCAATATGAGCTATCATAATTGGTTGCATAGCCGCAGCCCCTGGATTCCCAGCTAACATTGGGTCTTGTAGGAACTGAAGATGAACTGCTATATGTGCATCGTGGTCTTGATCTGGAAAGGCTCTTATAGCTTTACCATACATTAATGCAGTGTTTTCTGTAACAGGATCAATTCTTGCTGCATCGTCTGGCTTCTTTAGTATTTCGTCTATGTTGTTTATACGAATAGCCTCAAGCATTCTTTTGTTAGCTTCATACTGATCGAATAATTGTGGGCTTGCACTTGACATCTGCAATACTGCTTGTGCTTGTGCAATTCTTTGTGCAGTACTGAATATGTTAGGGTCACTAACTGGAATAACATCTATTCTATCGTCAAAGTCTTTAGCAAATATAGTTTCGCTTACACCACCCAATGCAAATGTAAAACTCTCTGGCAGATATTCTGCGTTTAGCTTGGCAAGCATTTTAAACTCTTGCCCTTGTGAATAGTGAAGTCTTTTGTGTATCGCACTAAAGGCTTTGCTTCCTTGCTCAATCAGTGCAACTGTAGACCCAACGGGGGCGTTTGGGTTGACATCGCCTACATTTAAGTCTGCAGTACTAGCAAATCTTCTTCCTGCATCAGCGATAGCGTTCATAAGATTGAACAAGGTGCTTGATGGCTCTTTAAATGGAAGTGGCATAATAGCTTTGTTTACATCGTCTACTGTGGCATCTAAGTCTGCAAACTCACCAGGGTTTATCTGCATTTCTCCACCAGTCACTCTACCTTTAAGCTTAAATCCACCTTGCATGTTAGCGAATGCTGCTGAATCTAATAATGCTCTTAGTGATCCAGTAGCTGCTTTGCCTAGACCACCTATCATGTGATACAAGCCAAAACCATAGAAACCAGTTCCAGGTAAGAATTTGTAACTTACAAACCAATCTCTTCTCTTTTGCTTAGGGTCTTCTTCTCTCCAATTACGCCTTACGCTTACTATCTTTTCTGCATCGTAATCAATTGTAATTACATAAGGAAGGGCGACCATGTTATCATCGTCTTCTTCTTCGATAGTATCTATGCCATCGAATGATTGATACGCATGTACTTCTAGAAGTGTCATAACTTCGTCTTCGCTATCTCCATAAGGGTCAACACCCTCTATCTCGCTACCTACATCACCACTAGGGTCTATATCTTCTCCACTGTATTTACTTGGTAAAT